ATGGAAATGTACCACTGCTGCATCACCCCGCTTGAGGTGGGTTCTGTCATTTTGCCGGGAAACTGGGGGCGAATTATCAAGCTCTACACATCTGCTGAAGGCAACGTCCACATTGCCTATCGCGAGAAGATCCTCGAAGATCACAGGCAGGCAAACTTCCCCAACAAGCCCAGCAGACTTGATGGTGTCTTCGGCTGTCGCGATCTCATGGACGCAATACAATATAAGCTTGAGAATGCACGCTGGTCGATAATCTACAGAGTAGAAACAGTCACGCAAGACCATCGAGTTCATCACGCGCCCTGGACGTTCGATTACAACGATGCGAGAAAATTTTATTTCGAGGGGACACATGCCGTAGCCAACACATATTGGCAAGAGCACCCTCTCACCCAAGACATGGAAACGCTCGTCGACTGCCCTGTTCGAGTAGTCGAGCGCATACACGTGTCCGCCGCATGACCTTTACTTCTTTACACTTTATCTATGAACTCACTTCGACGGTCCTTCTTGTCGCATGATTCACTCGTGTCAGCACCCCATCCCCAAAAAGGAAAGATAGCGCTATGGATGCAAAGAAAGATGCCAAAGGCGATTTGGTAAACATACGATCCAAACTGGTGGAGCTCCGGCGCTCGCTTGCTACATACGGGCTTAAAAATGATATCGAAAATGCAGCAGCGCGGATCTCAGAGGTTCAGGCAAACATAGAAGCAATTGATCGCGCCATCGCGGATGAAGTGGAATTGAACCGCAGCCCAATGACGATCAAGAACATCGGATAGCCTTAACGACAAAAGCCGCCCGGATCGCTTCGAGCGGCTTTTGTTAAACAGCGATGCTTTACACTTCCTGTTGGGGAAGGAACAACATGTTATTTTCAAACATGTATGTCGGCCTTCCTTCGAAAAGATGATGATAATGGGCTTGCTGCGGATCATTCAGTGTTCGCCCAACAACAACCCACTTTTTCCATTTGTTTGGTTCTGGGTTTACGGTGTCAACAACCGGGTCGATACCATATCCTAGAGCTGTAGAATTGGCGGCGGGATTGTCGATCTCTTCCGGCTTCGTTTGCGCTGGTGGATTGGTATCGGTAATCGCCTTGATCGCATCGAACAAAGCCTGATCGCAGATGAAATATGCCTGCGAGATAATGTTGACTGCCATTTTAATTTGCTCCTATTGCGCTCAAGTACGCAACCACTGCGTCACGTTCCGTCTTGATCATCGCGCTGGTCGCTATTCCGCCAACGCCCATGAAGGCTAGGTTGTCGCGCCCGTAACCAGTTCCGAGGCGCAGGAAGAGCAATTCCTTAACCTGCATCGCGGCGCTTGCCCGTGTAACGGGACCACCCAGAGGCAATCCATCAGATCCATAGAACTGGTACTGATTGGCGCTGATACGCACCACGGCCTTGTAACCGAGGCGCGTTCCACCAACAGATGCAGAGTTGTCATTCGTCGTGGCATTGATGCGCGCGCCCATACCGCCAGTGCCATCACGCGGGCGAACGAAAGTCAGTGTTCCGGCTGTTGTGTCCATCCCAACAACAGGATCATTGTTTTGTCCGTCCGAGAAAGTGCCGTTGATATAGAACCGCAAGCTTGAGCCATCTTGCGTGAACAGGTTTCCTGCAGCCGTGAAAATGTAATTGGTTCCCAGATACGCCACGACGCCGTCACTGGTGTATCCTTTGTCAATCACGGCAATGGGGCTGTTGATCGGCACCAAGCTGTTCGGCCCGGTTGGATTTTTTGCATTGAGGTTCATCGCCTGAAGTGCGTGGGCAGCGGGCAGATAAAGCAGATCCGATATCGGCCAGGTCGAAGCCTTCCACGCAAGCATTAGGGTGTTGAGCAGACCTTTTCGCGTGCTATCTGCCGATGTGGTCATGGCGTTAAACCATTTCACGGCATCCGCATCGTATACCGGCGCAGGAGGCGCCTGATTGCGTGCGCCAAAGCCTTTGCCCAAACCTATTCCAAGGCCAAATCGCGGGGCAAGAACACTCATGCACGCGTTTCCTTCCAGCCCCTCACCACCGGTGTCGTTGTCGCTCCAGCACGAAAATAAACAAGGTCGTTGGCCGCAAGGTCCACGACGAGCTCGCGTGTGCCACTCATAGAAAGTTCGATGTAATCCTGCGTTGCTTCATTTGGCGCAGCCTGTCCAATGAACACATGAGAGGTCACCCAAGACACCGCCTGCAGGCCAGCCCTGCTAAAACTGGTACCGTTGACGATCTGTTGAAACGTACCAGCGCCAGGCGCACTAAATGTTGCAGTCATGATTAACCCTCAGCCTTTCCCGATCGCGCGGATGAATGGAATGATTTTGTCTTGCAGCCAGATCACGATGCCGCCACCGCCGATGGCCCCGGCCACTGAAGCGCCGAGCAGGTAACCGCGCCCCATGATCTTCATGCGCTCGAATGTGGCGGCGGCATCTTCACCCTTCGCCACACGTTTGTTCATGGCGTCGAGACCTTCGAGCACCTTGGAGAGGTCGCGCTCTATCTTTTCGATGCGCTCATACTGCGCCTTGCGACGCCCTTCATCTTTCTCGAAATCCTCGAAAAGGCTTTCGACCTGGGCTCCGATGACGGCGACAGTCTGGTAGAGCTGGATATCGACAGGAAATTGTGGTGGAGCTGGAGGCCTCATTTCGCCCCCTGCGCCTGCAGCGCGCGAATGACGTTCGCCTTTTCCGCATTCATTTCCCGGCACTCAGCGAATAGCCGGCGATCCTGCCCCCATAGACGCCACTGCGCATCGTCGGAAGCTTTGGGCGGGATGATCACGAGATCCTTGCACTCGGCCAGCGCGGTTTCTGAAACATGTGCAGCGCGCGGACGCGTATCAGTTGCCGAGGCGTCCGATCGCGTTGAGAGCGTTCCGCACGCTGTCAGGCATAAACTCGTGACAAACAGCAAGATCATCTTCAGCAGCAGCATTCTTTTCCCTCTCCAGCTCGATCGCTTGTTCAAGCGCCGAGTAGCGAACATCATTGATTATGGATGCATCGAGACGCGCCTTTTCAGCCGCATCGATTTTCGCTTGCGCCACCAGGCGTTCTTCATCGCGCATGATATCCAGACGCCGCTGTTTTTCCTGCCAGACCAGACGCTCTGAAAGCGCACCCTCTTCGCGCGCCTTTGCGACCTGCAATGGAACACGACCGGCCAGCAACTCGCGCACCATCGGCACGCGATCGATAAGAGGAATGTCGCGGACAACGGGCACGCCTTCATAGAAGGCCAGCATAAGCAGGATTGCGGGCGCACCAACAACTACGGCATTAAGCAACAGCGAAACGGCCCTCATAGACCGCTCACACACAGCTCGGCCTCACCGATCCGCTGCGCATCACCCATCTCGCGGCGATTGACGAGGCCGGTGTAGACATTGCCACCGGCTTGATTGAACGCAGTGGCGGCTTCACAACTCGCCAGCATGTGCCCTGCCCGCGCCATCCGTGCAGCCGTTGAATTGCAGGCTTTAACCGGCCCGATGTTGTAGGAAAGCGAGGTCATCGACGCCTGCCAGCTGAGCGGCTTCTGCTCGAAGCCCACGATGCAGCGCGTCAGAGGCCGGAAGTAGTCGCGCGTGACACGTTGCTCCAAACGTCGATCGCATCCTGCAGGCGTCTCGACCATGCCGGGCTTGACGTTTTCAGTGTCGCCGTCGCAAATGGTCCACACAGGAGGTTTTGCCAACCGGTCGAAGTAAGCGACAAGCTTGCGGCCTTCCCACGGTTTGATCAGCTCCTTGATCGCCAGCGTCACGGCCGGAGGTGTGTCGACGGTAGGCGCGCCGTATTGAACGTAAGCCGCACCGCCTGCAGAGAACGCAGCAACAACAGCAGCGATCGCGGCCTTAGCCCTGCGCGTCGGGACGATCTTGTTGATCGGCATTGGAGATACCTTTCTGCGCAACCAGGCGCGCGACAAATGCGCCGCCAACCGACAGAAATGTCAGGGCAGCAAAAATACCGGTTGGAATGGGATAGATGCCGCCGAGCAGCGGCAGCGCGACTTCAAGGCCGGACAACACACCGGCAAGCACAATGAGGCGCACGGACCAGGCGCGTTTCAGCACCTGCCGCCAATTAGAGACGAACATGGAATATGTCCTGATTTATAGAAGTTTGATGCCGCAGACCGGGCTGCAGATTATTCCGCCATCAATAAGCAATGCAGCGCATCACTCGTCGACTACCCATGATGGTTGGAGGACTTTCTGTTTCCAGAATAAAAGTTTGGCAGCAAGGCATTCATGGCAGGACCGAGGTAGCGTGCACTGACCAACTCCAACACCCACGCAGCGGCCAATGATATGAGTACGACGAGCGCCACAGAGAACAGAGGATTAATGCCAGCCAACTGAGCAGCAAGCATTGTCATCACGGGGAGGTGAACCAAATACAAAGGATAAGACAACTCCCCGATCATTCGATCGAACGACCAATCCTTCGTTAAATGGAACAGACAAGGCACGGCCAGGAATGCCGCGATCAGCGCCAGTGAAGAGTTTATCGAGATTGAGTAAACCCGATATTCCGGGAACAGTGGGTAGATTACCAACGCGACCATAAGTGCAAATGCATAGGCCGGATGGAGAAGCATTCCTGCGTTGTAAACTCGGTGCGCCACCATCCCACCCACGAAGAATGTCAACTCGAAGGGGAAGAAACGGTAACGCCAGGGATCGCCATCGAAACCCAATTGATAAGCCACCACACGAAGCAATCCAACTCCCAACGCGATAAGGACGAGAGTTGTCGTTTTTCTTTTCGAGAACCATGGCGCCAAGCAGTAGAACATCAGTTCAAGGCTCAGCGTCCATGAAGGCACTATCAGTAAAAGGTTGTATGGTTGAGGGCCATCTCCTCGACCCAAGGCATCTACCAAGACTGTGCCCATCTCGGTTACCTTGGCGAAAAACAGTCCATCTTGACCAAACAGAACAACGTTCGAGATCGTCGCCCAAATTGTATAAAGCGGACCGAGTTCACTGGCGATTTCAAAAATATTGGACTGCGAGAGAATAGCCCAAATCAACACGCAAACCAACACCAACCAGTACGCAGGATAAATTCGGATTGCTCGAGCGATGTAAAAATCTGTTAGCCTAAGACTGCCGTCCGCTTTTCGGTACTTACCCGAAAGGACCAGAGACATATAGAAACCAGAGATTATAAAGAAAATCTCGACAGCCACTTCACCGCCAACAAGTGGACGGAAACCGACCCACCACGAAGGCAAATGCGCAACGATGACCGAAATTGCAAGTATAAGTCTAAGAGCACCCATATTGGCTCGCTCGCATGATGTACCATTCATGTCAAGCAAGACGCGCCGCCCCGTCATGGCCAATATTGATCTGACGTAAAGTCAGAGGCAATTTCAGGCATATCCTTGATCGCACGCGCAGCAAATATGTGCGCCTCTTCATGGGCCGCAGCAGCCTGGCCAAATGCGAAACACGTTTGAGCGTCCATCTCCGTCATGCTGTTATCATCAGCAATCCAGCGAAACGGTTGCTCACCGCCATGCCAATGCAGATCACCCGCCTGCGAACCATTTGAGATAGCAAACCCTGCCAACGTTCCAGCGCCGGTGACCCTTTGCCTGCTGATGGGATCGAAAGCATAGCGCTTGCCGGTGAAGCTGAAACCTGCATGAATGCGACGGTCTCGTTCTTCATTCACATCTGACGCGGTCGGCTTCTTTTCGATAAAGTTACGAAATTCTGGATCTTCAGCATCGATCTCGTCAGTACCGTCCTGCTCAGCAGCGTAGAAGCCAACAATCTTGCCGAGTTCACGCTTTACATGCACTTTACTCATGCTTCTCTCCCAAGCGAGATATCAGTCCAGCCATGGCCTCGCAGTACGAAGGCGGGACTTACTGGAGCGTTTCCAACAGCAAGTGTTCGGCGCCCGATCTGTCTGGATGTGTTGGTCAAAACCACCTCTGTTTCTGCAGTTACGGTGGTGTTGTTTGGCGTATTGACGGCTGTCGCGACATTAATGGCGCCACCACTTGTAATGTTGCCGCCATTGGCCAGTGCTAGCGTAAAGCCCGAAGTTGCAGCCGCACCGGACATCGTGAGTGTCAAAGCCAGTATCGGCTGCACGATGATGCCGGAAGGAACGCTGGAAAGCGTAATTGCCGACAGAGCTTGCAAGCTTGTTTCCGTAAGTTCTGTGACCGAGTTTGTCAGCGTGAAGCGATTAACAACTTGAGTAAACGGTTGAATATTGCCACTTCCATCCACCAGCACAGACCCAAGCCGCTGAACACGGCTCCAGCCAGTTGGCAAAGTCGGCGCAGCGACCGATAATGAAAACAGGCTATCGAAAACACCGGTCGTGTTATTGACCAGTGAATGCAGATGATAAGTTAACCCGGCAGTTTTCGCCCCAGTATCAAGCCCGCCATTGCCAGTGCCAGCAGACCAAGCTGCATCCAACCGTTTGGTAATCACAGCCTCATTGACAACACTCAGCCCTCCGCGCTTGGCGGATCCGACATCGATATCGATATCGTTGCTTGGATCGCTCGAATTGTTTGAAATCCGAAGTCCCTGCTTGAAATCAGCACTCAAGGCCAACAGGCCAAGGTTCGTCTGCGCTTGCTGACGCTCCGGAATGGTTAAGGTCTGCGCAGCGTCGAAGCGAAGACGTTTTGCAAGCGCCCCATTCACTTTGGTCAGGAACTCTGGATCATCACCAAATGCATCAGCGATCTTGGAAAGGGTATTGAGGCCTTCAGGCGCATTACCCGTCACCAGCGCATTGACTTGCGCCAGTGTAAGATAGCCACCAACACCATCAAACATGACAGCAACCAGGTGCTCGCCACTTGCTTCAGCAAATGGCACAAGCTGATCGATCCGGCGTAGTACGAGATCTGCCACGGCGATTACGCTCCCAAGTTAAAGTCGAGATAACCAGCAGAACTGGCAAAGGCTGCCGATGATTGCCAGTCGGTCCGGACCCGCGCCTGCGCCGTGTAACGGTTTACGTCGATGCTATCGACGAAAGCAGCCATATGGTCCATGGAAGCGGCTGGCGTTACATCGGCAGTGATGGATCCTGCCACCGATTTGATAGTTGGCGTTCGTGCCCAACCAACAGTTTGCGTCGCAGAGTAGGCAAGTGTCCCCGCCCCAAGGCCACCGGGCTGGCCAGTCTTACGCTCACTCAGGGCAAGCCTGTCGAAGTTGACGAGATTGGTAATTGTCGCAACGTTACCGCCGCTGGTCGTCACGCGCGAAACCAGCATGTCGTCATATTTACTGTCGAAAAGCGGGGAAGCATCCGCCAGTGCACCGGGATTGTAGGTGGCGTTAGCCAGATCCTTCAGAGCGAAGCCATCTGTAGGGTTCCAACGAAGGTGATAGGTCTTGTTAGGCAACGTTGGAAAATCCATCTGCGCCGTCACGATATTGAAAATACCACGATGCAGAAAATTGGTGCCTGATGGCAAACGCACCTGACCATCACCAGCAGAGACAACAGGAATGATCCCGGTCGATGTTTTGACATGCGGGAAGATCGGCAGGTTGGCGCGGGCCTGCGTCATCAAGACGTAGTTTTCGTCACCAGCACCACCTGTCGCTGCATCAATCAGTTTTCCGATTGCTTCGAGTAGCTGGTCAACCTTTTTGGGATCTGGGACGATACCGGCAGCTTCAATGACGGACATGATCTCGCGCTGCGGATGCTCGATCGCCTTTGCCGGGATCTTGGAGCCAGAAACAGCACCAGGTGTGTTTCTATCCACATAAGGGGCATTCGGGTCAGCACTGCCATAAGGCGCGTTATATTCCATGTTTCCTCACAAGGTCACAGCGATGGCATTGCCATATTCGTCAACAAGAATGACCCCGTCTTCTGGAGAAAGGGCCGCGAGATTTATCCACGGCTCCAGCACGACCTGTGTCCAGGCCGGTGCCATTTGCCGTAAAAGGCAGAGAATTCTTTCAGCCTCACCAATCGAGAAAAGTGGGTCATAGCCGCACTCACCAACACCACATTCGAAGTAGCTGAAAGCAGCGCCATTGATGCGCACGATCCAGTAAGTTTCCTCGATGTAAGAGCCGGTCGTATGCTCGCCGCCGCACTCGGAGAAACCGCACTCGAACATAGCCGGCTCCTCGATTTCGATTTCGAAACCGTAATCTGCGGCCAGCTGTACGAAGTCTTCAGGGTGCGTTACCCCTTCGGCCCTCACCTTTCGCTCAAGCGCCGTCATGCGTTGCGCGGTGGTTTGTTCCGCATCTGCAAAGCAAGGCTCCGGCAGGCCGTAATCATTCTCCCATTCGGGTAGAAGCTCACTTACGCCCTGCAGGCTGGCCTCACGCATCAGCCGCCACGCACGCGCATAAAGCCATTCAAAATCGGAAATCAGCACCCGTGTGAAGCGCGCCAGATTACTGGTCAGCGACATCGCCTGCCCGTCCGGCGTTCCCCATGCAGGACCACTCGGCCAGAAAGATAACGTGGCTGAAATCAGGTCGTCATTGCTGGGCGCACTCAAGGCGTCGTGCGGATCCGCCATGGTTAGCTTGGCATAACGCTCCCGCCCCGATCGCGTGACCGTGTTGAAAGCTGGATCACGCGCCATAGGTCACCACTCCCGGCACAGGGAATTGCCCGTTAGTCAGAACAATATCGTCGAGTGGCCACGCCAACACATGCCGATCTTCACCGGTCGCTTGTGAAATGGCTTCCCCGATCCATGAGCGGGACAGTGTGAAGGTGTCGCCCTCGATACCGGGCCTGCACCGTTCCAGATACATCGCGGCAAGGCTTGTGTTTATCGCCTCACGAACCTCGGTCGTGTCGTTAGCCAACCGGTGGACTTCAACATCGATCGGCAATGGCGTCGGCGCGATCGCTACACTGTCATCGATCCGAATAAGCCGCTCGGCATCGATTGCCGCCTGCACAACCACAACATCGCCTGCCGTCGGAATACCGTTCGGCCTGCCCTCAAACAGAAAAAACAGCGCCAGATATCCCGGAGCAAGCGGACGGCGAAACGCCCACACCTTGAACACACCGGGAACCGAAAGAGCCACGGTTTCGTAATCCGTCAACCTGCCGCCAGATCGCGGATTACGTTTGCGGTGCAATGCGCGTGCGCGAAGATTATCATCATCCTCAACATCAGCACCGCCACCAAGGCCCGCTGCACCAACCGTCGCCTCTTCACCAATCGAAGGCCACAGCACCGGATCTGCAAGTGTCAGAATGCCGTCAGCATCACGATTGGTGTTGGCACCGGTTGGCTCGGCCTTCACCTGAAGAACAAGCACACCCAACGGCGAAGCTGTTGCAGGTGCCGTGCTAACGTAGGTTATGCCGCCAGACACAAAGCGGATGCCCGCCGCGTAGGTGACGTTTGCAGCTGCCGATGCAGATATCGTTCCGGATGCCCCGGAAGCGCCCTTACGGAATATGCCGATATCACTTGCATGCAGCGCCAGAAAACGGCCGGTCGCGGTGGAAAGGAACAGCTGCTTTGTCAGCCAGGCCATGCGCAGTTCGAATTCGTGACTGATACCGGCCAAAACCTTGGCAACGACAGTCACGAAGTTGGTGTTGAGCGCAGCATCCGTGCCCTTCATATACTGGCGGAATGCGCCGCGTGTGCGCGCGGAAATGTCAGCCAGCGAGCGGATTGTCCACGCCATCTATCTGCCTCCATAGCAATTCGTATCTTTTGTCAAAAGTGACTTCGCCGTTTCGCCCGTAGATCGTGACAGCGAGATCGAGGCGACTGTTTGCGCGGTCCGCTACGGCGGCGACATCGATGCGGGCAACAGCACTTTGCGAGAGGAGCGGCTGCAGCGCCTCACGCGCATAATCCTGCGCCTCAATCTCTACGCCGTCAGTAAGAGCGCTGCGCCTCAACAGCCACAAGCGCGAACCGATCGGCTGCTCACCATCCATCACATCGAAACTGTCACCAAACCAGCCACGGTTATCATCGCCGTCGCGCAGCTCGCTTTGCTCGACACGCGCATCGGTCATCAGATGGATGAGAACCTGCGTTGCAAGACCCTGCTCTGCCCGAAGATCTCCGGGTGCATCCGGATGCGTCAGCGGATTGATTGCGAGGTCACCAACGACGCCGTCCCATATGAGATCAGGCGCGCGGTAAGGCTCCTCGGCGTCATCGACCGGAATGATTTTCAACAAGATTGAAACCTTTAAACTGGTTCGGCAGTCTGCGATGAACCGGTCACGACACCGCCATGGCGGTGGGTATCGCCGATGTCCTTGCCGTTATGGGTGATCCGACCACCGGTGATTTCGATGCCTGAAGGCGATATCACCATGACAACATCTCCAGATTTGAGGCGCATACTCGTTCCGACCAGACTGATAATGTTGCCGCTGGCGTCATAAATCGCCGTGCCACCGCCAGGAATATTCTGTGGCCGGTGCGACGGATGCTCACCACCGATTACATAGGCCTGATCAGGGTCATCATTCGGGGAAATCAACAGCGCCTTGGCACCCTTGACCGGCATCGACATAAAACCATGAGACTCGATACGGTGGACACGGGTGTATCCATCCTTGAACATTCCGCGACCTGAAACGAACTGTTGGCCACCACGCTCGACATTGTCGCCATCAAGTTCAATGCGCTTGCCGGACATCATTCATCCTCATATTCGACATTGATCTTTCCGGGCGCGCTGTAAGCCTTCGACGATTTACCGCGGGGATTTTCACCACCGAGAGCGCGGGGATCTGCCAGCGTCAGCGTTGCGGTGGTTCCTGCGCTGTCACCAGCGGTTTCCTGCGAGAGCGATACAGACTTGATCACCATCATGCCCTTGATGCCGATCCAGTCATCCTCAACGTAAACCAGCCAGTTGCGAGACCAGATCTTTCCGCCCGCATCGCGCCATCCGGTAACTGTAATGGTTGCTGTCGCGCTGTTGCCAACGCCGCGCTTCACCGCCCAGTCAGCCCGCTTTCTCAACCGATCGAGCGTGGTTTCACCTTCATGCGGAATGATCAGCGTGCGAGACCGGGAAACTCCCTTGTCGCTGGCAGTCGTTTCGCCACGCAGCTGCTGCTTGGCTGTGCCGTCAGTCGCCTGACCACGAACCCGCACCTTGCTGTAGCGACCACGTTCGGTCAGTTGCGATGAAGCGCTTTCGATGTTCTTACCGAAATACAGACCACCCTTATGAGTGCCTTCCGGCTTGGTTGCCAGTTTCAGCTTGCCTTCCGGCGTGTCGTAGATAAGGACGCCGCGTCCACGCGCACGACGCTCCAGTGTTGAGAACAAGGTTTCACCGGTTCTCAGTTTGTGGCGAGGCTCGATTGGCAGAGAGCCATCACTTTCAATGCCGATACCGGCACTGTCAAATTCCTTGGCAATCGCAGCGAGATCCTTGTCCAGCACTTCACCGGACGCATGCTCAACCGAACATTCTGTTGCATCAACCGTGCGCGAGCACACCGAAACCGACAGTGATCGACCTGTGGCATTGTGCGCCGGGCTGACATCCCGCACTTGGCCCGTAAGCAGCAGATCATCGCCAGCCTTGATTGTAACTTTTTGACCCGGTGAAACCGGCACACCATTGCCGGTAATGACTAGGTCGAGACTGGCGGTGCGTACCGCCTCTTCTGCCGAGCTGTCGATCGTGATCGACTTGTAAGGTGGCAGGCCATCAATAGTCAGCGTCTCAAACATGGAAACCTTCAGGATGCCAAGGCATCAAATGTGGTTGGCATCACCAGTGACGTGGCAGCACCCGCTATATCGACCATGCCTTGAGCGCGCTTCGCATCTCCATAAAGCTGGTAAGCCAATACCGTCGAAGGCAGCGAAATGCCGGTTCGAACATTGACAATCGGCGCAGCATTCGCGGCGATATCGGAAATCACCCGTACAGAAATCGCAACGATCGACGACAGCCAGGCGTAAAGATCCGCACCGTCACCGCCGAGACTGGAAGCAGCAGACAATCCTGCATCACCAGCCTCGGACACGCGAGAGCGTATCCGCCGTGCCTCCGGTCGGGATGGCCATGTTATCCGTCCACCGGCAATCGAAAGCGCAAGCGCCTGCATGATGCTGCAGACGGAAAGCGTGTTACCAGTGACGACGGGCAGCAATGCGAGTTGATCAAAATGAGCGGGCGCACTGGCATTCTCTGCAACTACACGCATCAGGTCGAGCACCTCCGGCGCAAAGTCTTCCGCCGTCAGTTTGGCCGCGATTACAACGCGCGTTGTGATGTCAGCCAGATCCTCTTCATCAACAACGATGGAGGCTGACAGATCAGATATCCAGTTGAGTATGATTTGCCTGTCAGCAGCCATGCGGTTCACCGAAAGAAGGAAGCCATTTGTGATGCGGCAGCAATAAAGGCATTGCTGACCGCAACGCTGATATCTGCCGGTGAAAGAACAGCCCCGGCATTAATCTGCCAAGGGATAAAGTTTGCATCAAAGGCGATGTAACCGGCCCGATCTTTTGTGCGGCTGCGGCGGAAAGTGGCGCAGGTCGCCATCATTCCACCGTCCATTGGCAGAACCAACCGGCCCGCACCTTCGGCAAGGCAAACAGTTTGTAGTGCGAGCGCCTGTGCATCAGCAAGGTCACTGACCAGATAGGCTGTCACGTCAAACTGTGGCGTCAGCAGTCCAAGCTCTTCCAGCTCGGTTACCCGGCCACCAGCCTTTTCATGCAGCGCCAATCTTTTGCCGCCGCTGAAATCATCCCAGTCGACCCAGAAGGGAACGCCGCGATAACTGGCGCGGCGCAATGTCTTTTTCCAGTCTCTCATGACAAAGAACCCTTAGAAACTGCCACCCGGCGTATTGGCCGAAGGTGGCATCGAGCGGCCCCGATCGGCATTGACTGGCCTTCCTTGAGACGCAGCACCCAAAGCTGCATTGGCGGTATTAAAGCGGCTGGCGGCATCTGCGAGTTTTTGCGCCGCAGCCATGATTTGCGCACCGACATCGACACCTGCCACCTTCAGGAAGGCTGCACTCTCTTCCACCGCCTTGCCAGCATCCCGTCCACCGTCAGCAACCGCCTGACCGGCTTCTGTGCCCCGCTCTTTCAGGCTGTCGATTTCGATCTTGAGAGCATTTTTCCACTCATCCTTCGTCGGCATGGAAATCGGAATGGATGCGACACCGGCCATCGGTGGCGCTTGCGGTATGTTTCGCGCCTGCAGCTCGGCGGGAAGTCCACCGGGTAATGTCGGCAACGAAGGCAGAGGTATCGGCTTTTGTCCTGGCACAGGTATCTGGCCGGTACCACCGCCCGGAAACTCCGCATTCGGTGGTTTCCATCCCGCAGGTGTATTCGGCCCTTGCTGGAATTTCTTGAGAAACTCCGGATCGTTCAGACCGCCCTCGTACGCCAACTGGTCGCTGCCTTCACCGCGCGACCAGTAACCCAAAGGCATGTTTTTCAGCATCCATGTCTCTATTTCCCAATAGGACATGCCACGCTTTTCGAGGCCTTTTCGAACGGCCTGACCGTAGTCGACATCTTCCGTGACTGCATCCATGGTTGCGGTAGCAGGCTTGGCAACAGCACCGCCGATGCTGGTCCACATCTTGCTCCAGCTATTCGACATGCGGTCGATACTAGCCTGCGTGTCACCGAGAACACGATTGAGGTCACGGAAAACAACGCCGTCGACCTCAGCACCATTCACCGTTTTGAGGAACTTCTGCAGGCTCTCTTCCGAGGTGATCAGAGACTGCATGCCAAGGCGGAACTCTTGGTCAGAGAACAGCAGCGGCAACTTGGAGAGGTCGCCCTTCATGGCCTCTTTCGAGATCCGAACGAAAGCGGTTACCGCATCCTCACCTGCCTTTTGGGCCGCCTGCAGTTCTTTCCGGAGGTTGACGCCAAACTTGGCAAACTTGTTGGCCGTTTCCTCAGAATACATCTTGCCGAAAATGTTCTGCGCCTGGGTGGCAGCTGCCGACGCGTCGCCGGTATCTTCACGGATCGTCTGCAGGATTGCGACAAGCCGCTTCAAACCATCTTCGCCCTCATAACCAAGGCTGGCGAAACTGTTGGCCAGACCGGGAATATACTGCGCCATATCCTTCAGTTCGAACTGACCGGCTTTGCCGCCCATGACCATGATGTCAAAGGCACGCTGCAACTGGTTCGCCTCAATCTTGAGGGCAGATGCCGCTTTCAGGCCGGTATTGGCAATGTCTGTTGTTGCAGCGCCGGATGCCTGCGCTGTGGCAAGCACTGAAGGAAGGAACGCCAGCGCCTCCTCCAGAGATTGACCGGACGCTACAAGCGTATCAAGCGCCTCGATGGCAGGCGCAACGCTTTCATATCCAAGTTCCTTGGTGATGCGCTGCGCCTCTTCAAAGGCGCGTTTGGTCTGGTCGGCAGAGGCATCGGCAGTCACGCCGATGCGGGTCATCTGCCGTTCCAGAGCCGCGAAGTCGGTCAGCGCTGCCTTGGCACCATACGCAATCGCCGCTGGAGCTGCGTATCGGGCAATGGTCGCAAAGGCTGCTGCCGATGTGCGGGCCATAATGCCCTGCTGCCGATTAAGAGCAGCTGCACGTTTGTTGATTTGCTCCATCTTGCCAGCAACGTTTTTCAGGACATTGCCAGTCCGATCGACAGCAGAGATCCGCAGTCTGGCTTCGACTTCACGTGTCATTTATTTTTCCCGTCTACAAACCGCCGTGCCCACCAGGCGATCTGGCTCAGCGTCATTTCCTCTACTCTTGAGGCATCCCATCCGAGCCGGAAGACAAAGGCGTCGGCGGCGTCGAGACAGCCGGCTCTTCCCGAAAAAAACCGCACACCGCATTCTGCAGACGCAATGAGTCCACGGCGTTCAGAACGTGCAGATATTCATAGCCGGGAGATACACAGATCCGCTGCAGATACTGGTCCACCCTCTCAGGGTAGACCAGAAAAGCCGCTCCGCCCGGAACTGGCTGCAACTCGCGCGGCTCACCAAAACCAGCAAGAAAAATTTCCTTGTAGGTAGGCTCACGCAGTTCAACTTCGCTGAACGTCTTTTCATCCGGGCCAGACGTGTACGACTTGGTAAGAGCGACCTTGACCGTCATGTGTTGGTTTTCCGGTACGTTTCGTAATTCAGTACAGCGCCCGTCACTTCACCATTCATACGATTGACTGAAGGATCACCCGAAATGAAAGCCTTGGTGAAGTAATGGGTTACGCCGGAAAAATCTTCGATCAGCGTACCATTGAAACGCTCACCCGACAGAAGAGCATCCAAGTCGAGCCCAGTATCAGCAAAGCTGATTTCGCATGTGCCTGGCTTAACAGTTGCCGCCCGATCAACACTGCCATCCTGGTTGGCAATCGGCTCGATCGATGTTCGGGATGGCGACATATTAACGTTCGCACGAAGCGCGATTAACGTGCCATTGGAAAGGCGGAGTGTCATCCGTCCGCCGTAATCATTGCTCATGGATCAATCCTTTCGTGAGCGACCGCTTAGCGGAACTGACTGTAAACGCGCGCGACACCTGCAAAGATGTCGAACGCATTGACGAAATCGAGCGGCAGGTGAACGTTGACGCGGTTTTTGTTGTCTGCATCCAGAACAACCACCATCGCCTCCAAGGCCGCTCCAGCATTTTCCAAGACGCCCGGCATCGACACGTACGAGTGATACAAGGTGGCCTTGATCTCTTTGAGAGTTGTGAGCGCATCAAGGTTTGTCAGGTTATCATCCCGAAGTCCTTTGTTTATGTGCTCGTAAGTCAAATCCGCTCGAAACTTTTTCAGCGCGTAAGTCAGCTGGAACACTCGCTGAATGTCACGGAAGGTCGTGTCCGGTGCGCCGTTGGTTGTCTGCTGGTGCGTAACGATCTTGTCGATACAAACATCGCCGCTACGGTTGACACTCCAGGTCGAAACACCGTTACCGACAAAGGCATTGCGGGTCGCGTAATCCATCCAGTAGAGACGATTGCGCGGCGCCGAAATGCCTTCGACGATGAGACCCGTCTGGTTGCGCGAAACGTCACCATTCGAGCCTCCACCAAGCCATGGTGCGATACGGGCAACGAACGCAGCGACCCATTCGTAATCCGGCTCTGCAAAACCACCGCTTGTAAAACGCGGGATCATTGTCAGGTGCCAGCTGTTGCGCGCCATCGCGAAAGTCGTCAGGTTCGCGCCGGTATCTGTCTTCGGATAGAAAACATGGCCGTAGATCTGCTGCGCATACGACCACCGGCCCGACACTTCACCAAGGAAGTCATCAAGAATGGCCAAGTTGGTGGCATCACCGAACGGGCAAACGATGATTTCAAATGGATCGTCACTGAGTGCGGCGAGAACATTGCTCAGCGACGGTGCACCAGCACCAGGCGTTGCCGTGGCGAAAGTAAGCAAGCCAGCGAATGCATTGATGCGATCGAGGTCAGGCACATAGACATCCAGGCCGCTGGCATAGGTGCCCTTGTGGCGCGCAGTCAGCGTGACCACGTTTGTCGCGACTGTAGCGGTGACCGGCAGGCTCTTGCCATTAAGGCGGTTGTAACAACCATTGATCGCAGCACCCAGCGCTGTGGCAAGCTGTGCAGCCGTCATTGCCGCTGGCAATTCAACCGAGACATTCTCACCGGCAATCTGCAGAACGCCCTGCCCGCCTTCAGCTGGAGGCGCACCAATGGTGATTGTGCGGATCTCGGCGGTACCGGCGTCAGCGACGCGACCGATCCAGATTTCCTGTGTCGGCGCATTCTTGCGGGCAGCAATAAACATGCTTTCCAGCATCGAGCCAGCACCAGCAAGGATACGGGCATCATTGCGCGTGTTGCAGATGACAATGCCGTTTTCCGGTAGCTCGCCATCCGTCGTTCCGTGGCCGAGGATCAGCATGCGGGTTTCCGCTTCGAACTGCCCACCGGACTGCACGTCGAAGGTGAAGATTGGAGCCGTGAGATTGGCAGGAATATTGGATGCCATTATTTGGCCCCTCCATTTTTACCGGTCGCGACCGGTGTTTCGACTTTGACGAGATCGCCATCGGCAACGAGACGCGCCTCCCAAGCGGAGGACGAATTCACCGTTCGCCCGTCATCAGGCCAGTCCGGCTGACCAAAGGGCATCGACACGCGCTTGCCCGGCGCGGGTTTGTAAATATCAGGCATGGGAAGGCTCCAGATCAGGAGGAGGGAAAATTGACCGTTGCACCAGGCACGATACTGCCGGTGCGCATGTCGACACCTTGAAGAGGCGTCACTGTCTGCACAGGGAAATGCGCTGCGAGTGCCAATAGCTTGCCACGCGCGTATGATTTTTCGGGAAGAGCGGCCAGCACCGAGGCGCAAGGCTCTGGCAGATTACCGCCCTCGAACTTATCGTCGCGGATCGAGCATCGTACGACCATGGTGATGCGCTGCCACCTCACACCAAGCGAAGGAGCCGCAAACGTCTCCTCCTCGATTGAGATGATATGACGTACGATGTGTCGCCACACGCTGCCCTGCGGGCTTCGCTCCAGAAGAAAGCGAACCTGACTGCAAAGCGCACCCAGCACCAGACGCGCTTGCGGATCTGTATCCGCCGTTGCGTCAGCGCCATCGCCATCAGCAACCGCCAGCTCTGCAACGATTTCCAGCGTTGCTTCTGCTGTCGTGTCCCAAGCCGCCGAGGCGTTACCGGCCAGTTCAACCTTACTGCGCGCCGTGTAGAGCGCCAGTACCGGCGTGTATTCCCTTTCGGGGTCAAGATCCTGCAGGGTGACTTCGCGGCTATCGAGAACGTTACGACCGGCAAGGGTCGGATATCCGTCATCGTTGAGCAACGCCTGCGTCGGACACAGGGTCTCGATCGCAGCTAGCCGCAAAGCTTCAGCAGAAAGCATCACTCACTCCGGTAGTGTTTGAACGATCGACATAAGGGCGAGCACTGTACCCAACCCGTCAGGATCCGCTTGACCAATCAGGAAGACAGAGCCGTCATCAATCCGCTTCATGTAAAAGCCGGTACTCAATGCCTTGCCAGTCACGAGCGTAATGGATGCCTGTATCTGCGGAGAGCGATTGAGCATGCGACCGTTGCCAGTGAGCGGTTGAGCCTTGGACTCGTTTTCCAGCAGCGTGTTCTGAAAGAATGTCGCGACCGTTTGGTATTCGGCACCAGGCACAAGGCTTGGCTTGTCGTTCGGGCCAGTGGTCTTGCTGACCGGATAGATCATGACCGCTTTTCCATGCACCCGCTCCACCACAGAGCGGGACTTCATGGCGAGACGTTCAAACACGTTCAGCATCGTCAGACCGTCGTCGGGCCGAGGTTGAAGTCAACCCGTGGAGACGGATTGGCAGCGACCGAAACAGCAACACCCACAAGCGTATTGCCGCTGGCTGTCTTGTTCACAACATTGTTCGCCGCGTCATAATACACCTTGTCGCCGATAGCGATGGCGAGCGCCGACGTCTTGGCATAGTTGACAACACCCTTCGTCAACAAAGGCAAATCCGCGCCGATGACCGCTGCCTTTTGAGCTACCCCAACAAGCGAGCCGATGACAACGAGCTTTCCAGAGGTGACATCAGCTGGTGCCGGAACGGTAATAACAGCACCATCCTGTACGAAATTTTTCATTGAACTGACCTTTCAAAGGACCAAGAGGGAAAGAGACCGCCAGAGGTGACGGCCTCGAATTTCAAATGGCGAAAGTTATGAACCGACCTTGAGCATGCCTCGGAAGTCGAACGGTTTCACACCGGCATCAAGGCGAACCTTGAATTCCACACCATCGACGTTCCAGCCTTCCCGCTGTTCAAGCGTCGGAGTGTCGACGCCGTTGAGGTAAGCAACCTCGATAGTGTCGACGGCGTTCGGATCTGCCGCCATGTACCAGTTACTGGCCGACGAGGCAGAGAGACGCGCCTCGGAAATGACCGTTGCGGTGTTGCGCGCAGGATTGGGAACGCGCTGGGTCTTGGAAGGATCAAACTCAGACGCCATCAGCACAGCTGCATCATCTTCAAGCTCAACCGGCACAAGCAAGAACTTTGGCCGGATGTTCAGACCACCGGCCGCATGTTCATCAACGTCTTTCTGAAGAGCCATAGCTGCTTTTGCAGCGCCCACTGAAGCCGCCGTAATGCCAGCCGCCGCCAAGAGGTTCTTGTGGCTTGCATGGAACAGCGCGATTCCATCAGACATGTTTGGATTAGACGTCAACACCGCATACACGAGATTGCCAACGGTACGCTTGGCAGCGCGGCCCATCTTTTGCGGGATGCGAGAGAATGCGCCGACATCATCGTTGATGATAGCCTGACGGCTAATGCCAAACAGTCGACCATACGTGGCAAGCTGGATTGACTCTGCGCGATCACCCATGGTCGCGTGTTTGTATTCAGCCCCTTCCTCGACCTTCGCAAGCGCGGGGAACAGTCCCGTATCAACACGGCTGCCAGGCTTGAAGTCAGTAAGAACGCCACGCGCTGTCCATTTGTCGAAAGTTTCTTCCACCTCGGTATAACCGCGCAGCATCGACTTATTGGCGATATTGGCGAGGATGTTGACGAAATCGGACGTGGTGTGCAGGCCGCTGACCATGGTTGGCTGCATAGCGGCACCAACCATCATCAATGGATCCGAGAACGTTTTCTTGATGCCGCGCACATCGAGGGAATAACGAGCGATTTCGCGCATTGTCATCCCTGAAAACTCATTGGCCTCGCCGCCTTCAAGGCCAGTCTTGAGAAGCAAAGCCTTCGTTGCACCAGTCGCGAACCGGTCGCCAGCATCTGCAGTAACGACTGCGGGAGAGTGGCTGATGGTTTCCGGACCGGATCGATCAGCCAGCATGTTGATGATAAGGTCGCGGGCAGAATTGGAATCGCCCTTGGCTTCCAGCATCACCTTTTCAGTTTCTTCCATAGTCAGCTTCGCAGAACGGCAACGAGCGAAGATATCCTGCGTGACATCGCGAATATCAGTCTGCGCCGTTGCAGCCGCGGGATTTGCAGGGGCCGGAGCGGCCGCAGGAGAAGTCGTCATTACGATTTCCTTTTGACGAGAGGCCGCAGCCTCGACAGTACGGGGTTCCGCCCCGTCACGGTTTTTCAACAGAGCCTCAGGGGCGTGCTTGAAGAGGGAGTATTTGAAGGTAGGCACAGACATCGTTTCGCCCGCCTCCTCCACATCGTCGGCAAAACCGAGTGAGCGCGCGACAGCACCGCGCATCCAAGTCTCAGCCGCCATCAATTCCAGGATTTCCTGCAGAGGTCGCTTGCTACGCGCTGCGTAAATCTCCGCTGCAGACGCCGCGATTTCATCGAGCGTACCAGCAGCTTTCCGATGATCTTCAGCCGTTCCCCAAACGATCGTCGCAGGATTGTGGATCATGATCATCGAGCCGGGTCGCATAACGACGGTATCGCCAGCCATAGCCACGACGGACGCAGCAGAGGCCGCAAGTGCGTCAACGTAGATCGTCACCTTGCCCGCGTAATTTTTAAGGGCATTGTAGATTGCGATACCCTGGAACGCGATGCCGCCGCCAGAATTGAGACGAACGGAAATATCGCCCGACATTTCGGCCAATGCCTCGACCACCTGCTCATCTGAGAATCCGGTGGTTTTGAAACCATCCTCATCCCAATCCCAGTCGCCGCCGACCATGCCGTAAAGGTGGAGCTCTCCATCCTTAATCAGTTTGCTTGACATTTTGTGTCTCCTGAACGCCGTTCACCGGATGGCGACTGTCGCTGCTGTAAGTGAAGCCGTTTTTGTCGGCACGATCGTTGTCTGTTTTGATCTCTCGATCGAGATCTTCGGGATCGAAGCCGAGCTTTCGAACTTCGGCAGAACGCGACGACAACCCGCCGCGAATGGACTCGATTGAGGCCTTCACTTCCTTGGAAGGGTCGAACATCTCTCTGCGTGGCGGCGTCCACATGATCTTGGCTGGGACGCGACGGCCAGTTGTGGCGGCAATTCCATCCAGCAGCCATCCGCCGATCGGATCGCACAGATTAGGGATGGTCATATTCCACTGCCAGTTCTCAACTGAGCGATGGTATCTCAGCCATCCCATGCGGCTATTGGCGAAATTGCCCTGGCTGTTATCACCCGTCAGACTGGCGTAATCAGTCCCCAAGCCGACAGCAATTTTATGCAGGGTGACCGTCGAGAAATCACGGTAACCTTCGACTTGTGGAGGTACGCCAAAGGTAACGCTTTCCCCTTCGCGCAGGCGCATAACCATGCCCGGTTCCACGCCCTCGGCGGGCAACCCAGCATCGGACGGCTTCTGATCTTTTGCGCCAAGGAGTGGGTTTGAACCGCCGTCCGCCCTTGTGATGAAGGCCGCAAAACATGCAGCGATCTTCTGGCGCATCAGTTGCGCATCTTCGTAATCTGCGAAGTCACGCATTGCCAGGATAACTGGTGCAAACCACGTAACACCGTTCATCTGACCGGCACGATCCATTCGATAAACGTGCGCTACATCAGCTGCAGGGACACGGGAACTGTCGGGAAGACGATAGGTCGCAACGTTCCCGGGGTGCTCGCGAAAAAGGTGGTACGCAACTCTGCGTCCAAGGCCATTGTATTCGACCCCATTAAGGATGAACCCGCCATCTGTCAGAGGGCCATCTTTCCGGGTATCGAGAAAATCCGCTTCCAATACCTGCAGCTGGAACGGCAGTGGCAACTTATCTTCCGCTCGACGAGGACGGCGACGGACTAAAATCTCACCTGACTCCACGACGCCACGCAAAACTAGATTTTCGATGCCGTAGAGGTTATTGCGACCATCCGCATCGATAGCGGTGCTGTCGCAATGATCCTTGATGAGCGCCATCATCTGATCCTTCGATGCAGCGACCAAAGTTTCGATACTTGGAATGATACCTGCGCCGACCACCCCCTCAGAAATGACTTGAACGCCGCGAGCCGCGTAAGGGTTATTGCGCACCATGTCGCGCGCGATCTCCCGCAACTTGTAGCCCTGCGAACGTATTTCAGCATTCGCATCGGTACCAATCGAGCGCCAACCTTGAGAACTGCGATTAGCGCTTGCTCCATCGTATCGCATCGCGGCGTTCTTCAGGTTTTCAGCCTGAATGCGGGCGAGCAGACGGTCGCGGCCAAGTCTTGGCGCGACAGCCAAAACAACCTTGTCGAGAATGTTGAGCTGCATCAGAAACCACGATGGAAACGGGCGACAACCGCATGGGATGGAGCCTCAATTGGATTGACCTCGCCTTTGATCACGTCGCGTACACGCAACATGTCGGCGACGCTGTGGTATTCGACCTCATGGGTCTGGAAGCGGACCCGCTTCGCTCCCGTGGCAATAGCCTCTTCGATTGCAGTCAGGTCCGCTGTAGTCCAGGCCATTATCGGTTCCTTGAAAGCCAGCCCCTACGTGCGCTGGTGATTTGTGGATTTTCAGAAGGCGGCGGCGCGATAGTCGGCTCCTCAACAGCCTGACGGGCGTGGTTCTGTGTTTGGACAACCAGTGGCGCTGGAGCGAAAAGATCCGCATTCGCGACATCTTCGGGAACTCCTCGCAGTGACTGCAACTGTCGCCATTCATCTGGCGTCATTCGGTTGACGCCGAGATAATCGCCCAAGGCATCCCCGTAGACTTCACAGTCCAGAAGGTGGTTTTCATAACCGATACGCGGAATCCACTTCTGCAGGCCTTTAGCTTTCGCCTTGCCGCCTTTGCTTTTCGTGGTCTCATAACCGAGATATTCAGAGGTGATCTGCTTGAAATACTCCTCATCCATCCACTCGCCGAAATGGCAATAACCGGGTGGATCAGCATCTTTACCAGCAGCGCGACCTTCCTTGCGCAGGTTGGAATAGAAAGCACCTTTCAGAGACCAGGTACCAACACCCCACAACATGACGCCGTTGCGGATACGTTTTCCGTTCCAGTTGATATCCTGCGGCGTAGGCTGTCCCATCGGTGGCCGCGACCACCCATCAAGACCTTTGAGGCAAAACACTCCGGCCTTTCCGCGTGCCCACGTGTAAACCACGTGAGCGCGGTAACCAGTGTCTATGCCGAAGGCGTCAATCTGCCGTGTCCTGCCGAACGCGTCCTGCCACTGCTTTTGCCGAAACTCTTCTAGTTTGAGGAACGCACCACCATCAGGCTTGTCCGTATCGCCCTCGATATAACCAGCATCTATCCGCCAACTTTGACCATCTGAGCCATAGGCTTTGAACAGATACCAGATGCCTTTCATCTGCACGTCAGCTGTTCCGACAAGGACAATGCCACCTGCCGGGACCTGTCCGCGCCGCAGGTCTTTCGCCCGACGCTCCATCAACCGTACATGGTCAGGCGCATCGCCACGCATATCGAACGCCAGTCCGAGCGTCAGGTTGAAGAACGTCTTGAGCTTCTGCGGGTCACCATTGCAAGCGACGAAGCGTTCGGCGATTTTCTCCCACGGGACAAACGGCGAAGTCAGGGCGTCGAAGTGGTAGGACGGATATGAACCGGGCCGCGAAGCCTCAGGAATCCATTTACCCTTGCGATACAGCGCAACTTTTTCGTGGCTCTGAACAATCGAGCCGCAGCACGGCGTTGCGTAGTACGGTTCGTAGGGAAACTCATCATTGAACCGGAAATACTGCCGATCAAAGACGAATTTGAACTGCTCACCGCAACCAGGGCACGGCATGTTCCAGTAACGCTGGTCACCGGCCATGAACTTGTCGTCGATCTTCGACGAACCTTTCACGGTCGGCGTGGAAACATATGTCCGCAGCCAGTCACCAGAGATCAGAAACGACTCTTGTCGCGCCTCGATCATTCCGAACGGATCACCCTGTCCGTCAAGATCTTCCGGGTACTCATCGATCTCATCAAGATACGCTTTGCGGATCGTCGAGGAACGAAGGTCAGCAGCAGAGTTGGCGATCGCCAGTTTCAACGAGCCGCCCGGAAAGCGCTTCGCCAGAGCGGTCGAGCCTTCACCCGATCGGCTGGTCTGTTCGCGAACAAGTTTTTTCAATCCCGCTGTCTGCTGCAGCATGACCGACAGCTTCTCGCGATTGAATTCCGAAAGCGCGTTGGTCGTAGGCTGCACGATCATCATGCGGCACGGATCGTGCGCAATCGAATATGCTGCCGAGCAAAGCATCAGGGTTGTGAAACCGGTCTGCGCAGATTTGCGCACTGCGATTTCATTATGGCCGCTTTCGACCATCGTCATCAGCAACGGCTCACGGATGTGAGGCGTCAGGCTGTCGTCCCAGGTATCGAGAGCGCGAGGTCCGTCCGGAACAACGATGGTCCGCGCATACTCAACTGCGTCCAGCCGTTCGGGAGGCATGATCGCAGCGGCCAGCGCTGCGGCAATGACCGCCAGCGCCGAGCGCTTCAACGTGACCTGCATCACTCATCCCCGTCAAAATGGATATTGATGTTGACGCCATCGGCTTCCGCTTGCGCAGCCTCACCGGCCAGCGCCATCAAATGTTCTGCAACCAGCTTTCGCTGCTCTGCAATCTTGGTGCGGATCACGCGGCGTAGATGCGGCTCACCCTTGCGACTGGCCTCCATCAAATCATCAACCCACTGCATCGGCGTGCCGAGATCTCGCAGCACCTGGTCACAGATCTTGATCAGCGCACCTTCAATGCCGTTCTCGCCCTTCACAGGAATGACGAGGCCGCTTCGTTCCGCGAAGTCCAAGGCCTTGAGGCGTGCTTCGTATTTGGCACGCTCGGTCTGTGCATCGCGCAGTCCGGAGTTTTCCGAGCTGCCTTCGTCGCGCTTGGTCTGCGCACCGATTTCCTTTGCCGCATCGCCAACCGCACCAACTGCACGATCGTAAGCAGCCAGCTCAACCAGGCGCGACCGGCCTTCACGGCGTGTCGAGATCCTGCCCTCTTCCTCAAGCCGGTTCACGCGTTCGGCCACGGTCTGTCTGGTCAACCCTTTGCGTTGGGCCAGCTCAGCGACTGTTATCCAGAGGCCACCGTCAATCGGCAGGCTATGCTGTGCATCTGTTGCCATTTGAGTCAGGTCGTCAGCTTTCGAGTCAGGTGAGTCAGGTCAGTTTTTTGCGCGCCGTCACTAGCGAAATTTCGGGGTCGCCCCGCCCCGCATGGCGGGGGTATCGGGGAAGGACCCAAAGGGGGGTGGGGGTCGACCGGGCGACCGATCGGGTCAGGAGCCGGCTATCGCGGCAGCAGCCGGTCGATCTCATGAAGGACACGCGGCGCAAGATGATCTTCGATGATCTCTGCCAACACCTTCAGGAACACATCCGGATTGTTGGTCACGTCATGCGCAGGGTTTGGCCCGTATAGTTCCTTGATCGGAAGCCGTGCCTTGCCTTCGCGGATCATGACACCCTGATGCCCGCTGTCCATTTTTGCGATGAATGCGGACTTGTAAGACCCTCTTGCCTTGACCCGCACACCGACTTTCGTTTGCGTTGCGCCCAACTTGTAGAGGCCGATCCATCCAGACCGCTCAACAATCTCGATCGAGTTGCCACCGGCATTGAAGTAGGCGGTTGTCAGCGCCCGGATTTCCTTCTGCGAAAGCTTCACGCGTTCCGCCGATCGCTTGACCACACGTGTCTTGGCCATATCGCGCATGCGGCGCATGGACCGTGCCAAGGCCTTAGACTTGATATCACCCGGTAGACGACTGATCGCCCTGCCCAAGGCCTCAAGCTCTGATGTGTCAAAGGTTAGTTCGGCGCTCATAACCCTAATACGCAAAGAGGCGACCGGTTAAGGTCGCCTCATCAAGTCCGCCATAATCTCATAGCTGTAGCACTGGCCCTGAATCGGTGTCTCGCTTCGGGAGACTGTCAGAGCTGGGTGCGGGCGTGAAACGAAATCGCCACTAAGAACCGCATCGACCATGCGCATCTTTTACTCACACTTTTTCCAGCATGACAAGAGGCATGTTAAACACGGTCGGCTTTCCGAAAATCAGGATGGTCACAACAGCGTCACCGTTACCGGCTCCCGCGAATGCATCAATGCGCACTTCGTAACCAACAAATGGTCCGCTTGTGATCCTGACTGTCTGACCCTTATAGAAAGCGCTCGAAGAACGCTCCCAGTCGTAGTCACCATTTTCAGCCATCACCTTGAATGAATTGATGACTTCCGCATCAATCGGAACAGCCCTTTCCCCGTTCATGATGATCCGGTTAACGTGTTTGAAGCCCAAAACACCGCGTAAAGCTTCACCGATATTGAGGCAAAAAACAAACACGACACCGTTGAAAACTGGCATCGATTGAGCGGGCAATCGCTTGCCGTGGCGCTTGCGCTCTGGCCCCATCCGCATGGGAACGCACGCCTCAATGTCCGCCTCCAGCATCGCCCTTTCCACAGCCTGTTCATGACCAAACGCGACTTGCACCACCATCCAGCAAGAATCAGCGGTGTTTTTAGCCAGCCACCGGCTCGCCGATTCGCGCTCTCGCGCAATCTGTGCGGCTTCCTCAGCGATGCGATCCAGCTTGAGCATGCCTTTAAGGGAAACGTGTTTGGATATGTCGTCGAACTTATGCTGCATCATCGTTACGCCCCTCAATTACCGTTCGTTCAAACTCAGCCATCGCATCGGCCACAGCCCCATCCAGATCATCAGCGCCCTCATCGACATGAGGAAGCCAAAGCCACTCCAGCCCCGGAGCGTGTGGCAACCATGGCCAGCCCTTGCGCTCATGCAGCCGTTGCCATGCAGCCGCCACGTCACCACCAACATGCGCCTTTCCAAAGCCCTCAGAGATCCGCAGCAACGCAGGCGTGACGGTCATGCCTTTGTGGTCAGAAGCCCGCTCGTGCATGGTGTTGACCTTTGGCCAGCCATATTTTTGCTTACGCTCAAGCACGATCTGGCGAGCGACATCACCGCCAGCCTCCAGCATTCGTTGCTGCATGGCGGTTGGCGCTGGCACCGTGGTGGCAATTGGTTGGGTTAGCTCAAACAGGCGCAGCGCATGCCAAGGGCGTGAGAACGGCTTGTGCATCGTCGGCAGGGCAACTTCAGACTTCGGGTCATCCAGCTTTTCCCAATCCCGGCCATTCAGGTACACACCGGCATACGGCACCCTCACGCCCTTGGTGGCATTGGCCCGTTCGATGTAGAGCGGCGACTTGGCAATGCAGTCGGCTCGCTGTTCTGGTGTCAGTGCCTGCCAAGCCTTCTCGGCAGCATGGGTGCTGTCGCTCTTGCGGGTTGGCCAATCGCCGTACCAGCGTTTGAATGCACGGTAACTTGCCTTGGCATCTTCACCAGAAACACTTTCCCGCGCATCTCCCTCTTGCTCAAAATCAGTATTTTCTAAGTTTGAGTTATTACTATGTGCCGATTTTACCGGCGACGGAGAAACCGGCGACGGTTTTACCGGCGACGGCATTTCAGTCTGCGGTAGAAATGCAACACTCTCGTTTTCCGCACCTTCAGCAGCAGTGCGCGGCTCATCGTAAATGACGAAGGAAGCGGCGCTAAAACGGCCATCTTCGCGCGTCTGCTCGCGTTCCGCGTAACCGGCATCAACCAGCTCCGAAATCATCTTGCGCGCCTTGTCGCGCCCGCAGTTGCCCTTGTTGACGATATCCCCGATCACGACCTTCCAGTGATCAGGCTTCGACAACAAATAGCCGAGCAGCCAGCGCGCATCCATCGACAGGCGCGTATCTTCAAACACGTGGTTTGGAATGGCGGAGTAGCGCGCATTGCGCACCCCGCGACGGATTGAAGCCTCACCGCTCATGCCAAGCCGCCTTTCTTCACCAGCGACTTGAGAAAGCCCCGCGCAGTGATGATCATCTGCTCGATTTCACCCGGTATCTTGCCGTCCAGGTCGCGCGCCGACAGCAGCCCGGAAATCTCAAGGTCAACCAGCTCGACACCACGCATGAAGCGCGCCGCGCGCAGCACACGGTAAATGTTGGTCTGGTCACGATAGAAGATGAAGGCAGGCACACTCAGCAGCCATTTCGCCCGCTCCGCATCGTTGATGCATTCTTCCAATAGTTCAGTCACTGGCAGCATCCCCGTCATGCCTGCCCCCTTTTTCGCTTGTAGGCCTCAAAGTCGGAACGCAGATCGATAAACGCCGTCTGCGCCCGTGCCTCTCGGTTCAGTTGTGTTTTGCTGGTGATGCGCAGGACGCGCTTGAGCGCGGCGTCTGCCTGTTTGGCGTCGTAGATCGCGCCTTCCGTATCTTTCATCTCAAGGAACCGGTGAAAGTCAGGTTCCGCGCAGAGAATGGCGGCGTTGGCGGCATAGTTGCGGTCCCGCAGCCTATCCTGTTGCTGCCCATGGTTCGGCTGCTGCTGACCTGACCGCAGCGCGTTGATTGCCCTTTGGCGAAGCGTCAGGAACAGAACCGTGTTTTCAAGAGCACCGGTTATCAGCGCCACTTCATCAGGCAACGCATCCGGATAGATGGTGCAGATGACGGTCCGTTCGCCCGTAGAACGTTTGGTCAGGATGTGGATCTGATCACCATCGGTATCGGCAGACCAGGTGTCGCCAAAGCACCGGTCAGCGATCAACGCCAACCGGTGCACCTTCGCCTTTTCCCGATCCAGTGCGGCTTGTGCTGGTGAACTCATGCCGTCACCTCAAGCGCATGACCGCCCCATTGCAGGGCCATCGCCGCAGCCATACCGGGCGGTGTCTGTGAACGGATTTTCCAACGATCCGGCCCCGGCGAGGCGCGATGCACCTTCGACCACCGCTTGTGCTCGACCGTCCCTGCCTTTGGTGGAACGAGCCGGTCCGTGGCGACAAGTGGCGGTAGATCCTTGAGATAGAACGATGTGCCCTTGAATGAGGCGTCACCGAAATGCCAAGGCTGCACGGTCTGCGCCGCGCGGCGATAGTTGCGTATCTTCGACTTGGCGTGGCAATGCATTACAGGGTTTTCGATGGCGAGACGCTTGATCGGCGCATTCCAGCAATCGGAAAACAACGCCGCACCCTCATCGAGCAGACGCCACATGATGCGCAGCCGGTCATCACGCGACAGCACCGGCCAAGCCAGTTTTTCGGCTTCCGTCGCTTCGTTGGGCGCGTTTTTAGGCGGCTCTTTCAGCCACCGCACGCCGCTGTTGCAAAGTCGTGTGCAAGGCGGATGCATGACCGCCATCAAATCCCAACCATCATGGAGCAATTCTCTGACATCGCAGACGATGTGCCGGTTGCTGCCATCATCGGCAGGCAACAGATCGCAAGACCATACGTCATGACCGAGCGCCGCAAATGCGCGCCGAACAACCCCAGATGTTTCGCAGCCGATAAGAACTTTCAGCGGGGTCATGCGGCCAACCCCCGTGAATTCGATACGGTAGCCCGCACATTTTTGTGCGATTTTATTTGCAATCCGCACAAAATTGTGCGATATTCAAAATCAAGGAAGGCAACTAATTGAGAGGGGGTGAATGAAAACTGACGCGCGAGCAACTTCTTCAAGAACTTCGCAAAACGGCCAGAAAGAACGGAATTGAGTTCTTGGTCTTTACGAACAAAGGGAAGGGCTCGCACTACCGAGTTAAGTTCGGAGAACGCATGACGACAATCAAGTCTGGCGAACTTACCCCGGGATATGTGCGGCTCATCAAGGAACAGTTGGGGATCTAATGATCCCCAACCCCTCGGGAGCCTAAAACTAAACCACAGCGGATCGAAAAGGAGATTACATGTATGGAGTTTATCTATCGTGCTAACGTAATCGATGACCCCGATGGGGGTGTATTGGTAACGTTCGCAGATGTACCTGAAGCTATTACTCACGGCGTCGATAAGGAGGACGCCATGAGTTCCGCTTCCGAAGCTCTCGGATTGGCCTTGCGCGGCATAGTCGCGCAAGGGCGACCATTGCCACAACCGAAGGCCACAGATGGCGTCCAGGTGGCAGTTGATGCGGAAGACGCACTCAAGCTTGCGGTTATTTCTGCCTTTAACGAGGCAGGAATTTCTAAAAGTGAGCTTGCTCGCCGTCTTTCGAAATCCGAGAACGAGGCGCGGAGAATTCTTGATCCTGACCACAGCACCAAGCTTGGTCCTCTTCAAGATGCGCTTCGGGTACTGGGTAAGGCAATTGTCATTTCCATAAAGGAAGCGGCATAGTCTATCGGGGCGCAGCGAACCGCTGCGCCCTTTATTTCTTACTACCCTTACAAAATACGCATTTGAAACTAAGGCGACAGCGAAGCTCATTCCGCACCGCCTTCTGGCGTTCCGGCCTGATTACCCCAAAACTCCCAGTTGCCGTTGAGGCGCACGTCATCAGGCGCAAGACTATCCTTGCGCTGGAAAAGCTCGACCTTGCGCAGCTCCGGCCACAGACGTTCGATCTGTTCGGCAAACCACACCGGCTTGCGGCTGTGTTCGGTCTTGGCTTCGGAATAAAGGCTTTCGGGCTGCGTACCCATTAACGGCGCAAGCGAGATAGATCCGCGTTTGCCGATAAGCAGGATCTCATGACGATCGCGCACCCACCGGCCCATGCCTATCCGTTGCTTGTCCCACACCATGCAAGTGGCATATTCGAAGCCCCAAGCCTGCATTACCGCAATGCCGTCTGGAAGGCGGTTTGCTGTCACCCACAGCAGCAGCACGGCATCGCGTGTGAACGGTGATTTGTCGCCAGCACATAACGCCTTGATCTCATAGAGCGGCATTGAGGGATACTTCAGCCCTTTATCTTGACCGGTTTCCTCACTCCATTGCTCTTGCTCCCACGGCGGATCCGCATAACCGATCGGAAATGCAGATAGCGGCATCTCGACACCGGCTTTGCGGCCATGCTGCGAGATAAGATTGACCATGCGCAGGCGAGACTGACGGTTATCAGCCTGTTGCGCCGTGCGGATCTGCTTGCTCTTGGCAGCAATGGCCTTGTCCGAGGCGATCAGTTCGCGAACGAAGTTTTCCTGCGCTTCCGCAGTTTCCAGCCGCTTGATCTTGTCGAGAACGACACCCTTATTGTGGGCCGTGCTGCGCAACATCTGCAAAGCCATGGGCGATATCTTTTCGCCGCGCTCAACATCACGACGAATGGTCCGCTCATCCTGCCCCGTCGCTTCCGCCGTAGCAGCGGTAAACCGTTTTGGCGGCTCGGTTTTCAAGTGGCCAATTTGTCCACTTGATTTGCGATCGCCGCCATGCGCCGTTTCCGGGTGCTTGATGAGATAGATTTCCTTACGGCGGGCAAGGAACAGCGCGCGGTCTGCTGGCGACAGATCCTCACGGATCAGGTTTTCGTCGATCTCGCAAAGCTGGCGGTCGAGGTCATCCCCTTCGTAGTGGAAGCAGAGAACCTTGATGCCGAGACGGCGGCAGGCTTCCAGCCGGTGGCCACCCGCACCCAGCTTAACAGTTGCGTCGGTCTCTTTGCCATAAACCTCAATCGGCTGATGCTGTCCGACGCGTTGAAAAGCCTCCATAAGCGCAAGCACGGTGCCTTCACCGAGGTCACGCAGCCGGTCGTCTGAATTGATAGTGGCAGGATCGCGAAGCACCGCAACCTTGCTGCCTGATCCGGTTTCAGGGTCGACAGCTGGCAGTTTGCCAAGCTCACGCGCCCTATCCAGCATGCCGATAGCATGTTCACCAGGACGAAACATATTGCCGTCTTTTGGGTCACGCGTAAGGTAGCGCTGCACCACACACAAATTGGCGGCAATAGTTTCATTAGTGCTTTTGCTGCGATACTCGCCATCGCGAACAGCGGCGGCAACTATCTCAATACCCAGAACCCTTGGCAGTGGAAACTCGATAGCCGCCATCACGCACCAGCCTTTCGCGCCGACATGCGCGCATCGACCGATTGCAGCCTTTCAGCACAGCGTGCGGGCGAAACGCCCCGCAGCAACATCTCTTCCGCCGTGCGCGGTTGAAACTCGAAGGCAGAACCGTTGATCACGGCACGTACCGCAGGTGGCAAAGCATCAAACCGTGCCATGCGGACCTGATAGACGTTGGAAACGGCAGCGCTCATTCGTCACCGCCTTTCGCAACTGCCTTGGCAAGTTTGCGGTGGATCTTGCGCTCAAGCGAAACCGCCGAACGGCTCACGTCCTGCACTTTCGGCAGCAACTCCAGCATTTCACGGTCCGAGAACTGTCCGTCGCTCGCCGCTTCCGAAAACGCGATGAAGAACTCCGCATGTTCGGCCATCAACTTTGCAGAACCGGCATGCAGGCAATCACGCCCCCGCACTTCACCCGAAGGATCAAGGACGCTTGCCCCGGTCAACATTGCAATGGCGCGAGACACCACCGGCCTGCCCAGATCGTTTTCCAGCATAATGATTTCCCACTGCGCCAGCAGATCCGGGTCATTCCAGTTGTTGCAGCGACCAATCTGCCCGGCAGAACGCCCAAGCAGCACCGCCGCGCGGTCAATGCCGCCGACAGCTTTGATAAGGTCGCGCTGCGCGCCTTTGACGGTTTGAAACCAGGGCTGTTTTGACAGTTCGTCTTTTTTCATCGCCATGCTCCAGACAAGCGAAAGCGCAATGAGAAATTTCCTGAAAAATTCTCATCGAACGCAGGGACCAAAAATTGCAAAGGTGGACGGGAGTCAGATGCCTATGGAGGCCCGCATGCAAAACGAGAAAAACCCGCGCCGGAGCGAGAAGAAGGAAGAACCCCGGCGCGGGACGCAGCAGGCAGGGAGGAGCACCCGCGCGATTGGAGATGAAGGCCACTCATTCAGCGGCCTCCAAAACGGAAGCAACGGCAACGCCACGAGCATGGCAATTCGCTCGATAAATCGTTTCAGCCGAGTGACCGCTTAAACCTATAATGATTGGCCAGTGCCTGTCGGGTATTCCAGTCGAAACCCACTTGTAGACAGCGTCGCGACCCAATTTGACACCCGCAGCATGAAAGGCACGCCCTAGAGCCGTAGCTCCACCAGCGTCTTTTATGATTTCAGCGATGCAAATCACAGGTTCCATGCTCACATCGTTACTGGAATTAAATTCCAGTTTCAAGGTGCATGAATTCCATACCTGAATTTTTTTCCGAAAGTATGATGCAGCCATGAAGTGGTGGGAACGTTTAGCAGAAGAAATTAAAACACTTGGCTGGAGCAAGGCCGAGTTGGCGCGCCGTTCTGAGATTTCATACGACAACATCAACAAGTATCTTGGAGGCGATGTTGACCAACCGCGTGGAGACACGCTGGAGCGACTCGCCCTTGCCATTGGTCGCACCGAACAGTGGTTACGTGACGGCGCTGACGACGGCGCTAAGATCACTACCCTGTACCCACAAGACCTGGTTCCCGTGCCCGTCGTGGGAAAAGTTGAGGCTGGCGCTTTCCGTCAAGTCGACGACCTGGATCAGTCAGAAACGCACACGCTTTCCATGCCTCGCGATGCCAGGTTTCCAAACGCGCGCTTGATGGCCTTTGATGTATCCGGCGATTCTATGAACAATCTCGCCCCAAGACCTATCTTTCCGGGTGATCGTATTATTTGCGTGGCATTTGAAGATGTTGCGCATGAAGTTCCCCTGCGCGACGGCATGGTTGTCGTTGTGGAACGAACGACGCTGGGCGGACATATTCGCGAGTGGTCCGTCAAACAGATCGAGCTATACCAAGACCGTACAGAGTTTCACCCTCGCTCGACCTCGTCCAAGCACAAACCAATAATCGTTGACCAAAACTACTGGCAGGATGACGGATCCGAAGTGTCGGTCATCGCCGTCGTTCGTCGCATCGTAAACGACTTACCGATCTAATAAGCCTCCTCCGGCGTGACGCATCTTACGTGCGTCAACATGCCTATGCGGCTATCGCATTGCTTGCATTTGAAGCACAGGTTCCCAAGCACAGCGCTACCTAAGAACTCATCCACATCTGCTGGAGCATCGTCGACGCGTGGAACGTCGACGCTCTGCGCTGTCTCGCGATAACAATTTTCACACCTAATCGACAGCTCGTATGTACGAAAGACAGTGTAGCCCCCCAGCACGGTTTCACCTCACGCAGCACTTTGTTCTCCATGCGTTCACGTTATCGTTGTTTTTTTCGTCTTGTCGAGTCGATTCCTCTATGTGGAATTTATTTCCATTTTCTATCTTGACTAAATTTTAATTGGAATTAATTTCCACTTCATCCAAGCCAAACCGCACGGCATGGAAATAGACCGGGCAGCGTGTCCATTCCCCATTCCCGCACGCTTCCCGGTCTCCCTCAAGGATGGAGAGACGTCATGAACGAGCGCACGCCAGCAGAACGAAAGATCATCAAGGACATGGCAGATGAAATGCTGCGCCTTGGCGATGGCTGCACGGAGCGGCAAATGCTGCTGAAATTCACCCAATCGCAAATCGATACATATGGCGAAGAAGCCCGCGCGATCGCCAACCGGCTGTCGCAGCGCGTAGCGGCCTGACCAGCATCCGTTTCGGTGACCGCCTCCCGATCGAGGCGGCATCCCAAACGGATGACAGGAGATCGTCGCATGTTCCTCATTACCCCCATGGTCACGACACCCCCACCAAGCGCGCAGGACATTCGTATCCTGCAGACGGTTGTCGGCGTGTGCAGCGCAGCCCTGCTGATCGCGGCTTTCGCGCTCTACCGGAGCCTGTAAGCAATGCGGCACATCGTTATCAATCCACCAAAGTTGCCGAAACCGGACGTGTTGCGGAGGCTTGTACGGCAAGGCCATGGCCGCAATCAGATCGCCGCTATTTACGGCGTGCAGCCGGAGCGCGTGCGCAAGCGGCTCAGGGAGTTGCTCCTTGAAACTCCGATCGATCAGGAGCCGCACGACTTCATGAAACACCGCCCGCTTTCGATCAAGCTCCACGGTGGTCGCGTCACCCTGCCTTTTGTTTCGATGATTGCAGATATGGAGAAATACGCATGAGTATTTTCAACCGCACAGTCACCGTGGACTTCGCTGCTCAGAAGGAAATTGGCGTTGCTGACTGGCTTTCAAATGTTGGGCTGACTGGCCGCGAACTGCCGCCGCTTACTGTTGTTGCCAAAGTTCAGGTTGATCTGAGTGACTTCGACGAAGAGGAGATCTCTGAGGCGTATGACAATTTCAACAAACCGGACCGCTATAGCCTTGAACAGATCTACCGCTTGATGGCCGAAGGCGACATCCAGGCGGCGATGGACGAAATGCATCGTCAGTTCGACCTGCCCCTCCCTAGTCACGAAAAGAAGGTCGCCGACCTTCTCAGTCGCGGCAGGGCGTAACTCCATGGGTAATGTATTGTTCAAGGTCCACCGCACGGAACTGCTTGCCGCCCTTGAGGCTGCAACGCAGGCCGTTGACGCAAAAGGCACTATCCCCATTCTCTCCAACATCCTCCTCAAGCCGGAGGGCGGTCGCTTGATCGTCTGTGGCACAGATTTGGATATCGAGATTCGGACGTCGTGCGACCTGATCGAGGCGCAGTCTGGAAGCGCGGTGACCGTTGCGGCAAAAGAGTTGCGAGAGATCACGCGCGCTGCGCCAGAGAGTGCAGAGATTGTTTTCGAGGAAGGTCGCGCCGACTACCAGATAGGCATTCGTGCGGCTCGATCCCGTTATTCACTCCATACATTGCCCGACAGTGATTTCCCTTCGATCGGAAAGACGCTTCCGGATCTCTGCATCACGGCGGGCTCTGCGCTTCTGTCTGAGGTGTTGGGCAAGGTCTATTACGCTATCGAGAAAACCAACAAGACGCGCATGTACCTCATGGGTGCGTACCTGCACGCGTCTGGCGACCGACAGCTGACTATTGTTGGATCTGACGGGCGTCAGATGGCAGTCGTCAGGATGGATGTTGATGAGCAGGTGGATTTCCCCAGTGTGATCCTACCTGTCAAAACGGTTGCGATTTTCCGCAAGTTGTTCGGCACGATGAAAACGCCCTGCAAGGTGTTTATCAGCGACTCCAAGATAGCGTTCGAAAGCGGAGATACGACCTTGATATCTCGCCTGGTCGACGGAACGTTTCCTGATTACAGCAGGATCATGCCGCGTCGTCTGCCGGACTTCGTTACTGCGGATCGGGACGCGATGAAGGCAGCAATCAAACGCACTTGCGTTGTTGCCGCCGACACGAGCAAGGACGGCCTGAAGGTTTCTATCAGCCAGGACGGCCTGCAGCTGCAGCTGGTTTCAAAATCTGGCGAAACTGCCAGTGAAGCAGTGGATGCAGATTACGCCGGAGAAAGCTACGAGATCGGCTTTAACGGCTCCTATCTTTCCAGCCTACTGGAAAGCATTTCCACCACATCGTTCCGCATGCACGGCTCAGACCCTGCGATGGCAGGTCTTTTCACGCCCGATAACGATGCCGACGAAGATTACATCTTAATGCCGATGAGGGTTTAGCTGTGGCCGAACCCTTCTTTTCTGCAGAGCGTCCGACACCCATCCCGACCGACTGGGATGTACAGTGCCCCGCGTGTGGCGAGAACATTTCCTGCGAAATGGAGCAGGAAGTCGACGGCAGTTTCTCGAAAGCAGACCGTGATGGCGATCCAGTCGTGAACTGTGAGTGCGGATGTTTCTTCATCCCAGCAAACGTAACCGTGAGGATTACAGCATGATACACAACATCATCAGCCCTACAATTCTTCTGGGGTCTGGCACTTACTTCGACTTTGAAAACCCGGAAGACGCCGAACTGACGATTGAAGACGTGGCGTACAGCCTTTCCTTCCAATCACGCTTCACCGGTCACTGTGTAAGCCGTCGCACCGGCAACCGAGTTTACTACCCAATCTCGCAGCACTGCGTGATCATGGCGCACTACGCCAAGCCGGAACACAAGCTGGCGGCGCTGATGCACGAAGTCGGCGAAGCCACTTGCGGCGACCTGAATTCACCCCTGAAAGGGGAGTGCCCCGACTACCGAAGGATAGAAAAACGATGCGAAGCCGCAGGCCTGAAACGGTTCGGCATAACCATGTCGGACCCAGCCTACATCAAGCATCTGGACATGCGAATGCTGGCAACCGAGCGCCGCGACTTGATGCTGTGGCATGGTGAGGAGTGGCAAGGCACAAGAGCACCTTTCGATGCTGAGATTGTTCCAATCGAAGAGCCGCACGTCGCTGCGCAGCTGTTCCTCGAAACCTACCACGCGCTGCGGGAGATCTCCCGATGAGCAAGGCATCCAACTACAACCGCCGCAGAGCGGCGTACAAGAAAGGTTACGAGGCCGGAAAAGCCGAGGTGCTCACGGCACAGTCGACCGTGCTTTCCAACGTGGTTTCTCGGCTGATCAAGTGGGACACTGATTTTCCGGTCAACTGCCACAACGGCTACGCCGGACTTAAGGAGCTGGACAACATCATAGCTTCCGGAAAGGCAGCTCTGGGGCTTCCAGAGAAAGATCCGCTATGAGCACAAGACGCGAGCGCATCCGCGCCAAGATCATGGCGCGCGTCAACATTGATGAAGATACCGGCTGCTGGCTGTGGACGGGACCAACATCCGGCACAGCGGGCAGAGGAGCCGGCTATCCCCGCATGTCTCTGGACGGTCAGACTGTGGCTGTCCATATCGCTATGTGGACAAACGAACACGGCTACATTCCCGGCAAGAAAGAACTGGACCACGTGTGCCGCAATCGCCTGTGTGTCCGTTATGACCCTGATCACCTGGAGCTTGTGACCCGTAAACGCAACGCATTGCGCCGCGAGGAAGCCAAACGACTGAGATGCGTGGAGGTTATGTGATGGCTCAGGCAGAGGCAAACCAGAGACGCAAAAGGCGACCGACTATCCGCGCCAGCGACCTGAAAGCGACTCTTGCCGCCCTGAAAAGCGGCGGGCTTTCGCCATCAGCGCTGGATGCATTGCCAGACGGCACGTTTAGATGGCATTTTACGACCCCGACTCCAGGCGTTGAAAACGACTTGGATCGAGAGTTAGCGGAGTTTGATCGAAAGAATGGTTACAGTTGAGCTCAAGGGCATTCACACCGTAAAAGCCAAAGGCACGACCTACTATTATGCCTGGCGCGGTGGCCCACGGCTCAAGGGCGAACCCGGAACACCTGCTTTTATGGCCTCGTACAACGAGGCCGTCGCCAACCGGACAGAGCCGGAAACAGGCCGGTTCAGATCCATTATCACCAATTACAAGGCAACGGCTTTCAAGAAGGTTGCGGATTCCACAAAGCGCGTCTGGACGCCGTGGATTGATAGGATTTCTGAACATTTCGGAGATCTCAGCATCGCACAGTTCAATCGCACAGACAAAATCCGCCCTCGAATTCGCCAGTGGCGCGGTCAATATAGCGAAACCCCACGCGCAGCTGATACCGGCATGCAGGTTCTCTCGCGCATCCTTTCGCACGGCGTCGACCCCATGGGAGTTTTAAGCTCCAACCCTGCCGAGGGCATCAAGCACCTTTACAGTTCAGACCGATCCGAAATCATCTGGACAGACGCAGACATTGAGCAGGTGAAGGCGTGCGTATCCGACGAGGTGAAGTGGGTCATTGATCTGGCGGCACATACCGGCCTGCGTGTCGGAGATTTGCTCAGGCTTTCATGGTCCCATGTTGGCGCGGATGCTATCGTTGTGACCACCGGCAAGAGCAAGCACAAACGTGAAGCGATGATCCCCCGCTACGATGCCCTGAATGAAATTCTCGACCGTATTCCAAAGCGCTCACCGGTCATCCTGACCAGCACAAAAAAGCAGCCATGGAAGCAGGACGGGTTCAACACCATGTTCTGGCGCGCGAAGGAGAAGGCCAACATGCTGGACCGAGACTTGCACTTTCACGACCTGCGTGGAACTGCAGCAACCAAGTTTTACATTGCTGGCCTATCGGTGCGCGTAATCGCGGAAGTAATGGCATGGGAAGAAGCGACTGTTGAGAAAATTATCCGCCGTTATGTTGGTCGCCAGTCCGCGACCAAGGAGATGATTAGGCAACTAAATGAGGCTAGGCGTCAACCTTGAGCGCTCGAGCTATTCGTCCTCAGTGACCGCCATCAGCTCTGGCTCCGGTTCCGCAAATGAGCTTACTCCAGAGGCACCAACACCTCCTGGCGAGGGCGGGAGTGGAGGGAATGGCGCTCTCATCTGATGAGATACTACAGCGAATAGTGAAGTAAAAGCGTTCCAGACTGATGTCGCAACATATCTTTTACAAGAAGCTGCGACCTTAAGCATGTCGTCTGACGAGTTCTGAAGGATACAGGCATACGTGGCCATAACCGCCTGCAACTCTTCATCTGTATCCGAGTTTCTCTTCACTACCGAAAAGTTGCACCTAAAGAAGAACTTGTTTTCACCGATTTCTTCCGGCGTATCCAACATCGCGGAATACCGCAACTCGACCTTATCACTCTCTACTACTTCGGGCCGCGCTACCAGATCCACTTCGACTAGGGACTGAGCGAGAAGCTTTGATGTAACAGTGGACGGTTCTTTTTTTGATTTGGCTGATTTAGCCATGTAACTTCACTTTATCGCCTGCTTTGAAATTAAACGCGTGCCATGCTCCAGCGTCTTCACTGACGTAAGCCAGCCTAGCCTTGTCATAGGTGCCATGATAGAGCGTCTCTGGAACCAAGTTTTGCTGAACTTGAAGCAGTTGAACCGTCGCCGCCACACTCATTTCTTGGCGCTTCTTCGAAAAAACGCCGTCGAAACGGTCTGCTATTCCGTTGCAATCAAGCTTCTCTGTAACCGCCATGCAGATCCAAGCATTCAAAGACACACCGATATCCGCAGCAGCCATTGCAGACTTGCGGTGTAAATCGGGTTCCATGCGAACATTAAACGACCCTTTGAACGGCTTCTGGGGCTCGCGGCCTTCCTCCACACACGTATCGATATAGTCATCGATAAGGGCCTTCGCGCACGCTTCTACTTCGGAAGCTGCGTCGCATTCCGCTACCAGCAGATCATCGATATGCAAAACCTTAATGAAGAGGCTTCCGTCCTCCCATTCGACAGAAGCTTGATAACCTTTATAAGTGATCGGCTTCATAATTCTTTCCTGTCTACGAGATAGTCCCGAATTTGTTTCACGAGATAGTGCTTTATCTCATTTCCCGGATGAGGCTCGTGGGCAATGATGACATTCGTGCGCTCTTTATGCACGAACTTCCTTTTCGAACCTTGCCCGTTCCTGACCTCATAACCCAACCCCTCAAGCAATTTGACGAGCTTGCTATAAGGAAATGGGCCCTTGCATACCTTAAACTCAGTTTTCAACGTGTCGAGGCGCGTCATCTGTCGTTCCGAAAACAAACAAGCGGCGCAATCGTTCCGTCGCAACTGAATTCTAGTTGCAGGATTTTCCTATACATAGTTTCGGTTACGATCAAGTTAAATCCCTGCAACAAAATTACCACTCTGAGATACAGAATATAAAGCGATCAATCAATTTCAAATTGTGCTCACTTAGAGACACAAGCGGCGCAATCGATCGACGCTCGGACCAGAGCGTGAACACCCGGCTGTAAAACTAGATGTAAAACCCACGCAGCTACTGGCAGATAATTTCTGCTGAAAGCCTTGCTTAGCAGGGTGGAGCGGGTGAAGGGAATCGAACCCTCGTATTCAGCTTGGGAAGCTGCTGCTCTACCATTGAGCTACACCCGCAATGGATAAAGAGATTCAACAGATCACCGCGGCTGTCAAGCCGCGGTCAGTTTTGGGTGGGCTGCCGCCCCATCACATCCGGAAATGTTTGGAAAGCTTGAGGCCCTGCGCCTGATAGTTGGAACCTGCGCTGGTACCATAAAGGCCCTGCGGTTTTTCCAACATGTGTTCATAGACCAGACGGCCGACAATTTGGCCATGTTCCAGAATGAAGGGCACTTCGTGGCTGCGCACTTCCAGAACAGCACGGCTGCCTGCGCCACCGGCGCTGACATGACCAAAACCGGGGTCGAAGAAACCGGCATAGTGCACACGGAATTCACCGACCAGCGGATCGAAAGGTGTCATTTCCGCCGCGTAAAGCGGTGGCACATGCACGGCCTCTCTGGACACGAGAATGTAAAACTCGTCGGGATCAAGGATCAGTTCGGAGCGGCCACGGTTATAAAGAGGCTCCCAGAAATCAAACACATCATGCTGCGCCTTGATGTC